CGGTGGCCGTGTAGTTGGTCGCCGTGAACTTGTCGATGATCGTCGTCACGCCCTGCGCCGTGTACTGCGTCGTCTGCGTGTTCTCGGCGGTCTTGGCCGGGATGAGGACGACAACGTTGACTGCCATGGGTCAGTCCTCACTCCCAGAGAAGGTTGATGCTACCAGCGTCGAAGGTGTCCGTACCCCCGGCGGTCGTGATGCGGACGCGGTCCAGAGTGCCAGCGAGCGTCTTAGAGCCGCCACCCGCGTTAAAGTTGGCGGTTTCCGACCGACCCAAAGTTGACCCGCAAACCCAAGTGTTTGATCCGGCAGTACAAAGGGTCACAAGACCATGGTTGATTGTAGTAGCGGCGTTCAGACCCGTCAGAATGAAACCGTTTGTGGCGTTAGCACTGCCAGCACCGCCGCCCGCGCCGCTCAAGTATCCTGTGGTGTCCACAGATCCAGCGCCAATCTGAACGATATAGTTGCTGCTGCCGTTCGTGCTGACACCAATAAACATGATTGTCACTCGGCGAACCCAGGACGGGATGCCGGTGAAGTCGATGGACGTGCCGCTGGTGGATGCCTGCGCGGTACCCAGCACCAGCGGGTAGACGCTGCCCGTCACGCCATTCGCCTGGAGCGTGCCCGTGATCGTGGCATTGCCCGCCACCGTCACCGCACCGGCGAAGGCGGCGTTGCCCGAGGCGTCCAGCACGATGTTGTTGCTGGCGCTGCTGCCGTGCTTGAGGTTCGTGGCCTGTACCGTGGACATCGCCTACCTCAATCGTACTGGATGTTGATGTTGCCGGCATCAAAGGTGTCGGTGCCGGCAACCGTGGTGAACCGCACGCGGTCGAGGACGCCACCCAACGCCTTGGCGAACGACACGATGCTAATGGCCGCCGAGTTGGAATAGGAAGTAATCCCGTTACCCGCCCAGGTGTTGCCGGTCACAAGCGAGAAGGACAGCGACCCGTTGGTGATATTGGCGGCGGCGCCGCCTTGGGCCAGAAGAACGCCCGAGGTCAGCAGCGAATAGGTGGCGCCAGGATAGAAAGCGGTGCCGCGGTAACCTGACGTTTCTGGCCCGGACGACGTGCCAAGCTGCAAAAGCAGGTTGCTGCTGCCGTTGGTGCTGACGCCGTCCAGCATGACGGTAATCCGCCGCGCCCAGGACGGGATGCCGGTGAAGTCGATGGCCGTACCACTGGTTGACGCTACCGCCGTGCCCTGCACCAGCGGGTAGAGCGTAGACCCACCAGCCTGGAGCGTACCCGTGACCGTCACGCCGGTCGAAGTGCCCAGCAGCACCTGAGTGCCGCCGGCGGCCAGCGCAACCTGGTTCACGGCGGGGAAGAAGACGCCGGTGTCGCCGTCGCTGCCCTGGACCGCAGGCGCCCCGGCGGTGCCGTCTACGCCCGAGATGCCGTTGGAGCCGGAGATGATGATGGGCATGGCCTACTCCTCGGGCAGCGCAAGGATCTGCGCCTGCAAGGCTTGCAGTTGCGCCATCAGTTCGGCCCGCGTCGGCGGGGGCGGCGGAGGCGCCGGCTCCTCGGGAGGAGGCAGCGCCGCAATCTCCTCGGGCGTCAACTCGATCTGGCGGATCTCGCCGGTCTGGACGTTGACTTCGATGCGGTGCGGCACGGCCTGCGTCACTCCCAGAGAAGGTTGATAGAGCCGGCGTTAAAAGCGTCGGTGCCATTGACGGTTGTCAGGCGGATACGATCCAGAGCGCCAGACAAGGTTGGCGCTGTGCCGCCTCCGACAACACTAGAAAGCGTGAGATTGGTGAACCCAACCACAACAGACGCGACCCAAAGGTTCGCGCTCACTTGCGTAAGAACACAATGCCCCGCCCCGGGCCGCGAAGCGGCGGCGGGCTGATGTACGATAATTCCGGTGGTCACCACCCCGGTGTTTGTGCTCGCGATAGATGTCTGGCTGGCGTAACCCGTCGTCACAAAAGAACCGGAGCCAAGCTGGACAATAAGGTTGCTCGCTCCGTTTGTGCTAACGCCGTTTAGAATTACTGTCACCCGACGCACCCAGGAAGGAAGGCCGGTGAAGTCGATGCTGGTGCCGCTAGTCGTCGCCTGAGATGTCCCAAGTGTCAGGACGCTGCTGGCCATCGACGTCATCACGGCGCCAACCAGCGTCTTGTTGGTCAGCGTCTGGACGGCGGTGTCCACCACGGCGTTGCCGGTGGTGGCCGGAAAGGTCGCGGTGACGTCCGTCGCAATGCCGCCCGACGACAGCGTGACGCTACCGCCGCCGGAGGAGTTGATCTTCACGGGCATCTTAGGTCACCGTCCAAGTGCTGCCGGAGGGAACTGTCACCGTGATCCCGGTGTTGACCGTAATCGGCCCGAATGTACCCGCGTTCTGGCCGCTGGGGATAGTGTAATTGGTCGTCACGGTCTGGCCGTTCAGATAGAACATCTGGTCCGTGCCGCCGCCAGTCGCACCGCCGCCGATCGACCCCCAAGCCGTACCGTTGAAGCCTTCGAAGCTGCCTTGCGTGGTGTTGAACCGCAGGTAGCCCGTCGCACCGGCCGGGCGCTGCACGGTCGTGCCCACCGGCACCCGCATCGCGTCGGTCGAGTTGATGTCGAGCTTCACCGCCGGCGACGTGGTCCCAATGCCGATCCGGTTGCTGACATAGGCGCTGCCATTGACAGTCAGGTCGCCGTTGATGATCGGGGCGAAGACCGAGTCCGGCCCATAGATGCCATCGTAGGTGGCGATCGTGACACCCAGCGACGTCTGCAACACGAACTTGTAGAGAAGCCCGCTGTCGAGCCAGATCTCGTTCACGCGCCCCGCGGCGTCCAGGACGATAGGGTTGGCGTGCGGCGTCAAGCCAGTCGAGGAGGTGTAGGTGACCTGCGGCGTCGTGGTCCCGGCCCCGTAAGTGTAGATCAGGCCGCCCGACAGTGGATCGCCATTGTTGTCGAAGAACTGCGCCCCGGCCCCGGCAAAAAGTGAGATGACGACGGTCATGTCCTACCTCGGCACTAGGGTTATCGTGGGCGCGACCGAATAGGTCACCCGCAGGTAGTCATATGGCGACAGCCAAAATACCCCCGAGGTCGAGCCGACACCATAAAAAGTTACGTTGTCTCGGGAAAAGGCAATGGCCGACACGGTGCCGCCCGACACGATGATGTCCACCGGGTTGCCTGTCGTGTTCTGGATCGTGAAGGGCGAAGCCCCCACGACGACGTTCCGCGGCTGGATGTTCCAGCCAGGCACCAAGTCAATGCGTGGCGGCGCGGAGGCCAGCCCCTCGATCGCCTCCCGCAGCACCGCGTCGGTGTCGTTGCTGTAGCCGCTGGGCGGCGTCAGCGCCGCCTCCTGCACCCCGTCCAGGAAGACGGACGGGTCGGACGACGGGGGTCCGATCTGCAAGTCCTGGAGGGACTCGGTGTTGGAGCCGCTGCCCGTCAGGACGAACAGATTGAGGAAGAAGCGATACCACTCACGCGACATCAGCCCCGTCCGCTCGTCGATGACGGGGACGCGAGGCGCGGGGATGTTGGTGACGTTAAGAACGCTAGGCATTGGTCGGGCGCGCCGCCAACTCTGCGCCGAGGATGGCGATCTTCACCGGGTCGGTGCCCGAGATCTCATAGACCCGATCGCGGATCGCCATCGTCATGCCAAGACGGCGCCAGATGGTGCGGTAGCCGAAGCGGCCGATCCGGCCCATCGACTTCCAATGCTCGTTCGACCAGGTGTGGCCGCCGTCGTCCGACCAGCGCAGCATGACTTGTGGGTCGCTACCCTGGCCAGTGTTCAGCCCCACGCCCGTCTCGCAATCGAGTTGCAAGTTGTAGTGGGTCGTGCGCTTCAAAGTGTTCTGGCCGGTCGGCAGGGCGCGCCAGGAGCGCAGCCACCGCTGGATCTGATCGTCGTCGGCGTAGACGTCGAGGTCGAAGGCGTACAGCTTGCCGTTCTCGTAGTCACCCACGACTACCTCGTTGTTGAAGGCCATCTGGCAGTTGCTGCGGTGGCGGGTGAACTGGTTGTACTTCCAGCCCGCTCGCTCATGCCACGCACCGGTGGCGATGTCGTACACCCAGGTGGCGTTGCCGCTCGGGAAGGTCAGCACATAGAACGAATGGCCATCCTGCTGGTAGGTGTAGGCGATCGCGTCCGAGAAGCTGCCGTACTGCTGGATCTGCCACTCGATAGCATGGGTCGAGATGCGGACGGCTTGGTAGCCGTTGGTACGATACACTATACCACGGCCGCGGGTGTCAGAGCCCAGCCAGAAGACGCTGTTGTCCATCTTGGCGACCGAGAAGGTCGCCGCGCAGCCGACTTCGTTGAAGGCGCCCTGGATGCGCTGGAGCGGGAAGTCGGCCGTGCCGGCGTTGTACCAGACCTCGGTCGAGTTGGTGCCGAACAGCCAGACCTCGCGGTTGCTGACGATCAGCGAGATAAGGCCGTCGGGCGAGCCCTCGGCGCTGGCGAAGTCGAGCGGGTCAACCTGCGTGCCTTCCAGCAGGCTCGTCACCCAGATCTTCTGGCTGTTCGGTTCGTTGAACACGAAGTAGCCGTCGAGGTAGCCGACGGTCAGCGCGCCAGGAAAGTCGATGTCGGTGATCTGCTGGAAGACATTCGTCAGCGTGTTGTAGATGTAGCTGGGGCCATTGGCCGCGATGAACAACTGCGTGCCGTTGTCGGCCATCGACACCGGGCCGGTGTTGGCGACGGTGCCGATCACCGTGGCGTTCCAGCTTGTGTCGACGCGGTACAGCACGTTGTTCGACACGACGTAGCCGTAGGCACCCATCTGCCACATGCCGCGGATCGGGCCGATCCCGACCGTCGTCAGCAGCCGCAAGCCAGGCGCACGCTGAAGGAAGGCCGGCTCCTTGCCGGCCTCGGGGACGATCTCGGGGAACAGGTTCACGCACCGATTATCGGCGGCGTTAACAGACCGCGCGACGTACGAGCTTCCCAAAATGGGACTTTTCATGCTTGACCCCCACGCCAAGCGGTAATATTAACGTAGCTATGCAACCCGATCTTACGGCGGATCGCCTCCGCGAACTCACGAACTACGACCCGGATACGGGCGTGTTTACGTGGGCAATCAGCCGGCGAAAATGCCGGAAAGGCGACCGTGCTGGCTGCGTAGCG